GTGCGAACGACAATCGACACCGCGCGGCTCAAAGGCGCAAATCCCTTCGACGTCATCCTCGCTACCCTCGCCTGAACGCGCCCAGAACGGTCAAAACGCGGCCTGCCGAAGGGGTGGGTAATTACCCTCATGCGGATAGCGCAGGGCAAAGTAGTCAAAGCTGGCGGTCATCAGCCGCTGTTTCGCCAGGGTGATCGCCACGCGGGACGTGTCGCAGGTGATCCAGCGCCGCCCCCATTTCTCGGCCACAAAGGCGGTGGTGCCAGAGCCGCAGGTGGGGTCGAGCACAAGGTCGCCGGGATCGGTGGTCATTAGGAGGCAGCGTTCGACAATTTTCAGTGACGTTTGAACGACATATGTCTTTGGTTCAGCAAAACCAGTCATGAGGACATCACGCCAGAGCGCGTTAATTGGCGAAACGATGAAATCATCCAAATAGCGCCGATACATCGGAGTGTTCCCAATTGGGATCAGTCTATCGCTCTTAACGACTCGCGAAATACCTGTGGAATTTGATTTCCAGCCACCTTTGCCAGGCGCGAACGCCAAACCCATTGCACTGAAATTGAATAGCGTAGTTTCTCCAGCCGATTGGCTTGTCAAATTGTCTGGCGCGAAGATGCGCCATCCTTCAGCAGCATCGTACTCTCGATCGACCGAAATTCGTTCTTCTGGCCCAGCGATGCCACGACGTGCGAATTTATACTGAGTTGTTCCTTCCCCGCCCATCACCTTCTTTGTATAGAGTTGGCGGTATTTTACCTGATCCTTGTTCTTTGCATACCAAATCACTGAGTCTGTTACTGTAGCTAAAACGTCGGTGCCAATGGATGGGCTGCCCGCACCCGTGGTCTTTTGCGCTATTATTTGGGAACAAAAGTTGTTTGAACCCATTATCTCATCCATCAATTCCCGGACATGATGCACATTCTCGTCCGAAATCTGCACGAACACCGACCCGCTCTCGTGCAGCAAGTCCCGAGCCAGAACCAGCCGGTCGCGCAGATAGGTCAGGTAGGAATGGATGCCCAGTTCCCATGTGTCGCGGAACGCCTTGATCATCTCGGGTTCCTGCGTCAGATCCTCGTCAGACCGGTCCTTGACGTCGCGCTTGTTGGTGAAGGGCTGAAAGTTCGACCCGTATTTGATGCCATAGGGCGGGTCGATGTAGATCATCTGCACCTTGCCGCCCATGCTCTCCTTGGTCAGGAGCGAGTTCATCACTAGCAGGCTGTCGCCCGACACCAGCCGGTTCGACCAGCCCTTTTCGTGATGGTAGAAATCCAGTGCCTGGCGCAGCGGCAGGTTCTCGAACGGGGCCGCGAACAGGTCAGGCTGCCGCCACTGGGCGGGGGCGTCCTTGCCCTTCAACCGCCGGGCCGCCGCCGCAAGGATCGTCGCCGGGTCCACCCGTTCATGGACATGAAGGGACACGGTATCCACGTGAAACGACGTGCGTTCCGCCTTGCCGGTCCAGGTCAGGTAAGGGGCCTGCATCCGCTTCAGTTCCAGAAGCGCGTCCTTCATCGCCTGCGCGTCGCCGCTGGCGAGTGCTGCGTCGATCAGCTTTTCCACCCCGGCGCGGGCAGAATCAAAGTTCAGCACCGGATCCAGATGCGGGTCATAGGCCCATGTGGTTTTCGCCCCGTCCGGATCGGTGCCCGCATGCACCATCCCCACCTCGGGGTTGTTCACCCGCGTCTCGCCATGGCGATAGGACACCACCTGAACCGGTTCACCGGATTTGCGGGCGCTGGCTTTTGCGCCTGCCGCCCTCGCCTTGCGCTGCCGGGGTGCCGCCTCTTCCGGTGCGGTCAGTTCGAAATCATCCTCGGTATCATCCGCATCACCCTCGTCGCCACCAATGATGCGAAAGATCGACCCGCCACGCCCCTTGCCGCGCCCGAGCAGCCCTTCATCCACCAGCGCATCACGGGCAGCCGCATAGTCGTCGTCCGTCAGGGTGGAGACCTGTTCACGCAGAAGCGCCATCATGGCCCCGTTGCCGATGGTCGAGCCATCGTCAGGGGTCAGGGACAGGATCAGGTTGGACAGACTGTCGGACATGGGCGGCTCACCAATACGTAAAATGGCTTGTTTTCCATGACCCTATCGCGCGAAAGTTGCGTTTGCACGCCCGAATCTGCGCCCTTTGGCTTTGGTGATGCGCCGCGCGGCGGTCAGGACTGGCCCGGCAGATTGGCATCCGTCAGCCACAGCGCCCGCTGCATCTGCCAGTCCACTGGCACATCCTCCAGCAGGTTTGCCAGCATCATCGTCGGCGGCTGATGCCCTGCCATGATCGCATCGACGATATCGGGCGCCAGCAGACTGAGCCGCACGACGCGGGAGATGTAGGTGAAAGACAGCTTTTCGTGCGCGGCGATTTCCGTGACCGACGTGAACGCGCCCGAGTCCAGCATCCGTTTCCACCGGAACGCCCGCGCGAGCGCCTTAACAAGAGTGCCGTCAATCTTGGTCACGGCGGTCGCACTGGGTGGCAAGACCATCTCCTTCCGCCCGCCGCGCTTCACAAGGCTGAAGGGCACATGGACGGTGATGGTATCGGGGATCGCCTGCGCGCGCGTCATGCCGCCGCTCCCACCTCTGCGCCCATCTCGCGCGCCAACGCTGCCAGACCGTCCGTGCGCAATCGCACATTCAGCCCATCGGTGCCGATGTCGACCCGCTCCACCAGAAGCGCCACGATGCGCGCCTGTTCGGCTGGGAACATTTCATTCCATAGCGGGTCAAGCCGGGTCAGGGCTGCGTAGGTCTCCGCCTCGTTGATCCTCGCATCTTTCTCTCGGGCTGCCTTCCAAGTGCCCGCGACGTTTTCGGGTTGGCGAAACACGATGCGCAACTGGTCGATAACGGCAGCTTCGATCTCGCCAGCGGGCACCCGGCCCACAGGGCACGATCCGGCGCCATGCTTCAGGACCGTCTGGCTGACGTAGTAGCGGTAAAGCCGTCCGCCCTTTCGGGTGTGGGTTGGCGAGAAGGCAGCCCCATCAGGCCCGTACAGCAATCCCCGAAGCAGCGCAGGCGTGTCGGCGCGTGTTCGGGCGGCGCGCTTTCTCGGGCTCTCGGTCAGGATGGCATGGGCCCCGTCCCAGAGTTCACGGTCGATGATCGCTTCATGCTCGCCGGGATAGCTGGTGCCCTTGTGGACGGCTTCGCCAATGTACACCCGGTTGTTCAGCATCCGATAGATGAACTTCTTGTCGATCCGGTAGCCCCGGCTGGTGGTGACGCCCCGCTCAGCCAGTTCGCGCGCCAGTTCCGTGCCCGATCCAATCTCGATGAACCGGGCGAAGACCCAGCGGACATGGACGGCATCGGCAGGGTTTTCGACCAGCTTCCGGGCCTTCACCTCGTAGCCCAGCGGCGGGCAGCCACCCATCCACATGCCCTTCATTCGGCTGGCGCGAACCTTGTCGCGGATGCGTTCTGCCGTCACCTCGCGTTCGAACTGGGCGAAGGACAGCAGTATGTTCAGCGTCAACCGCCCCATCGACGTGGTGGTGTTGAAGGATTGCGTCACAGAAACGAAGGTCACGCCGTTGCGGTCGAACACCTCGACCAGCTTGGAAAAATCCATCAGCGAGCGCGACAGGCGGTCGATCTTGTAGACCACCACGACGTCAACCAGCCCGTCCTCTATGTCGGCCAGCAGCCGTTTCAGGCCCGGGCGTTCCAGCGTGCCGCCGGAGATGCCACCATCGTCATACTGATCACGCACCAGCACCCAGCCCTCGGACCGCTGGCTGGCGATGTAGGACTCGCAGGCCTCGCGCTGGGCATGCAGGCTGTTGAACTCCTGCTCCAGCCCTTCCTCGGAGGATTTGCGCGTGTAGACCGCGCAACGCAGCTTCCGGACGATCTTCGCCTTGTCGACGGGTTTGTTCATGCCGCTCTCCGGTGGTTTTTCAGCCCGAAGAACACCCAGCCGTTCCAGCGTGTGCCGGTGATGGCACGGGCGATGGCCGACAGCGACTGGTATGGCCGCCCCTGCCATTCGAAGCCGTTGACGGTCACTGTGACGATCTGCTCGACGCCTTGCCATTCGCGCAGCAACCGTGTGCCAGTGATCGGACGGTCGCGATCGGCACGGATGCGGCGCGTGGTGATGTTGCCGCCATCAAGTTGTTCGCCCAAGGCTTCCAACCTTTTCACCGTCTCGGGTTTCAGCCCACCATAGGCCAGTTCCTGGATGCGATAGGCCAGTCGGGATTCAAGGTAGCGGCGGTTGAAGGGCGGCGGTTCGGTTTCGAACAGGTCCCGCCACTGTGCCTTCAGGTCGGGCGTCGACGTGGTTTTCAGCGCTGCCAGGCGCGCGGGGATTGGATCAGGTTTCGTCATGCGTCGCTCCGGTGGGTTGGAGTTGCATGAAGGCATTGGTCGGGCGGACAGTGTAGGCAACTTTCTCCAGTCTGGTCAGAGACTTCGCCCCGTTCCCGCATACGCAGCCGGATCAGGCCTAGCGCCAGCAGGCCGCAAAGTTCGGCGCGGCGCTGGGCCGGGGTCATCTGATCGGGTGGCACTGCGTTAGGGCGCTTCATGCGGCTGACCGCTCTGCCCGGTCCAGAACGGCGGCGGTGATCGCCCCACGGTTCCAGCGGAAGTTAAGATGGCAGTTGGCGGCATATTTCGACAAGCCGAAATCCAGCCCGTTGGCCTCGTGCCCCGCGCGCCGGAGCAGGTCCATCTGTTTCATCGTCGCCGGGTCGTTGAGCCAGCGGCGGCTCTTGATCGAGGCGGTCCCGGTTTCGGTGGCGCGCAGGAAGTCGTCGGCGGCGGCGAGCGCCTGCACCCGCGTACCGATGGCCAGCGGTCGGATCGCCCTGCCTTTCGGCTGTCCGAGCGCATGCCAGAGCGTGCCATCGTGAAACACGCCAGCCCATCCGTTGAACCCGCTCGCCATCATCGCCTGGCCATCGCCATGCAGCGCTACCCAAGCGAACGGGGACCGCTCCAGAAGGTCGATTTCCATCATGTCGAAGGCGGTCAGCAGCCGGGCCTCGGCACGTTCCCGCGTGAAGACGTGACCGCAGAAGTCGCAGACCGACGCGCCAAGCGGCAGTTCCGCCTCGCAGGTCGGGCAGAGTTTCCACGGTGCCTGACCGGGTTCGGGCTCGTCCTCGTCAAGGTTGATCTCCTGTTCGAGCGACCCGTGCCGAAGGGCCGCCCCCGCGAAATCGAGCACAATGCAGTCGGTTTTCACGATGCCGGGGAAACGCGCGGGATCGACCCGGCGCAGACCCCGACCTACCGCCTGGATGAAGGTGCCCTTGTGCAGCATCGGGCGCAGGATGCCGATGCAGCCGACCGGCTGGCTGTCGAAGCCTTCCGTCAGGACCATGCAGTTCGTCAGGACCTGCACCTCGCCCCGGTCGAACCGGTCGATGAGGTCTGCGCGCATCCGGGATGGCATGTCGCCAGAGATTGTCTCGGCCGTGATGCCCACCGTGCGGAATGCTTCGGCGACCGCATCGGCATGATCGACCGTCGCACAGAAGAAGATGCTGCGCCGGTCTGCTGCCTTTTCCTGCCAATGCTCGACAACCGCCTCGTTCAGCACTGAGCGGTTCAGCACCTTGTCTGCCGCGCGCATGTCGAAATCGCCTGCGGTGGCTTCCAACCCGGCCAGTTCATCCTCGACGCCGAGATCGATGGTATAGGTGCGCGGCGGCACCAAGAGACCGCGACCGATCAGCGTGCCGATCTTCAGATGATAGCCGACATTGCTGAAGGTGCGGCGCAGACTGCGGCCATCGCCGCGACCCGGCGTAGCCGAGAGCCCGAGCAGCTTGACCTGCGGATTCAGCGCCCGTGCCGCATCGATGATGGACTGGTAGCTTTGCGCGGCCGAGCGGTGGCATTCGTCGATGACGAGATGCGAGACCGGCGCCATCTTGTCGCGCCGGTTGGCGCGCGCCAGTGTCTGGACGCTGCCGAAAACGATGTGACCGCCCCAGTCGTCCTGTTCGGCCTTGACGACCGAGGTCGGCATCCCGGTGACATTCCCGATTGCGCCCCGGTTCTGGTCGATCAGTTCGTCGGTGTGCTGCAACACCAGGACGCGGTCGTGCCTGCGGTGCTCCAGTTCCTCGCCGATGTAGAAACCGGCGATGGCGGTCTTGCCCGCCCCGGTGGGCAGGACGAGCATGGTATTGCCATGGGCGGCAGTGCGGTCGCGAGCGGCATCAACGGCAGCCCTCTGGTAGTCGCGCGGAATCATGACCGTCCCCCTCAGCGTGCCCAGAAGGGCGCGGAGCCGGAGGTAGGTGCTCCCGACTGACCCATGCCGTTTGCGGTGAACTGCGGTGCCGATGCGATGAACTGACCCTGCTGAGGCAGTTGCGGCACGCTGCCCATCAGGCGGACGTATTCGGCATGGTCGGCACCGATCGCCGCCTTGATCACGTTGCGCCCCGTATCGTCGGGCTTGTCCTTGTCGCGCTCGATGCCGATGCGCCCGACGAACTCCAACCCGTTCAACTCGCCGAGGCTGCGGATCATCCGCGCGGCACGGGCGGCATTCGTCTGATCGTCGGCGCGCACGCCGCGTGCGGATTCGAGGATGCCGCGGATCATCGCGCGACCGCGATTGCCGTAAGTGTCGTCGCCGGGACCGCCCGCAGCCTTTCCGCGAAAGCCGATCCGGGTGTAAATGCGACGCCGCGCGAAAGGCCCCTCCATCACGACCCCTTCGGTGTTGAGGTAGAGGGCGGTACTGGTCTTGCTCTGCGTCAGCCAGCCTTCCGGCCCCGCACCACCGGGGCGGATGGTCAAGCAGACCTTCGCCAGTGTGTTGGCCGGGATGAGGTCGAATGCGGCATCCTGCGTGTCCGCGCCGTTGAAATCCATGTCGCTTGCCATCGTCATGCTCCTTTCGTCATCGGGGAATTGAGTGCAGTGGCCGCCGCAGGCAGATCGAAGGTCAGATGGGCGGTGCCGTCGGGGCGCGGACTGCGGATCTTGGCCATGAGCCGCCCGAGGTGGGCGGGTTCGATCGTGGACAGGCGTCCGCTGCGATCCTTCGCGGGCAGACCGAAGTCGTTGATCGTGGTGCAGATGAATGCCCGGAACGCGTCACCCTTTTCGGGGCGCAGCTCGGTCAGGGTGATGACCTCGTCGACGATGCCGGGCAGTTCCAGCCCGGTTTTCGAACCCTCGACCTGCATGGAGAAGAAGGGTTTGCCGAAGTCATCGAGCTTGCGGTCCAAGAGCCCGACCAGCCAGATGTTCTTGACGGGCGTATGCTGCAGATGCGTCAGCCAGCCGATCATCTCCTGGCCGAGCAGTCCGTACGTCGCGCGGAGATCGGGTTTGCCGGTGCGGTCGGACTGCGCCTGCGACTGGCCCTTGCACCACTGAAGGCAGATGCGCGAGGCGACGGAGATGCTGTCGACGAAGACCGTGTCGTACTTGTCGAGCTGGTTTGCGGGGCCAAAGGCGGAACAGACCCGCGCGAAGTGGCCGGGCCCGTAGGACTGGTCGTCCCGCATGGCCGGGTTCGCGCCGCCGATCCAGGCGGCGAGATCACGGGCGACCTCCCAGTCGCGGATGCGGATTTCGTCGCCGGGCCAGCCTTGAACCGCCAGTTCGCCGGCCTCAAGGTTCAGGAACAGCGTGCGCTGCGGATCGAGGGTCAGCAGCTGCGTGGTCTTGCCGATCCCGGAGGTGCCCGTGAGCACCCCCTTGATGCCGCGCGCCTCGCGCAAGCGTTCGTCGGCCGTGATAATCCGGATTGGTCCGGCACCGAACGGGGCGCTCACTTGCCGCCATCCAGATCGCGGGCCGCGGCCGAGATGGCAATGTCAGCGCCGCAAGCGCCCTGGCGGCGCGCCATCTTCAGCACGTCGCCAAGCGCGCTCGTCAACCGATACATGGCAGACTGCTGCTTCGCCAGGGCAACGAGGGCGAACTCGATCTCGTCAACCGTGGCGCGCTCGATCGGCACAGAGCGGCTAGGCCGGTCGGACAAGGCCGGCACATCGATCGTATCGGGGATCGCCTCCATCCAGCTCGACTGGCGCAGGCGTTTCAGGGGGGAAGTCGTGAACATGGTGGTGCTCCGTGTTTTCGTCGGTTGGTGTCCAGGGATCGTCGAGAAGACTGCTGCCGGGCCTGACGCCGCCCTGGAGCTTGCGGTCGGAGTGTTTCCCCGTGCGGGGTGTTGCATTCCTCCGAGGGCCCGGCATGAAACTTGGTGGGACCGGGTCGTCGCCGGTCCTGATGTCACCTACCGGCGGGCTTCCAAGACTGTCGGGGCGGTGCCGAGATATGCCGCGAGATCAAGCGCCTCGGCCGCTTTCCGGATCGTGGCGAGCCGTGCGTAGACCGTGCTGCGATGGATCCCGAGCGCCTGCGCCGCTTCGGTCGGCGACATGTCGATCAGCGCCAGTGCAAGGGATCGGCAGGCCGGGGGCAGGCCCGCCAGGAGTCGCCGGACATCGCGCACCAGCCCAAAGGCTTCGTCCGGCGACCGGGCTGCAGCTGCGTGGGGCGCTGCGCTTTCCGGCAGGGTTTCCGACAGCGGCAGGATGTCCCCATCGCGGCATCCTTCGGCGGGGGTGTCGAAGTCGACCCACATCCGCTCGGCTCGAAGGCGCTGGGTCGGCGCAGCCAGCGTGGCAATGCGGTTCGCCAGAACGCGATCCGCGAAGGTGTCGTACTCGCCGCGGGAAGGGTCGAAGCTGCCGTCGCGGCGATAGAGGTGCAGACGCAGGTCCTGCTTGATGTCCTCAGCGTCCATGCCGGGGACCGCGCCCGACCGCGCCAGCCGTTTGGACCGGTAAGAGATATTGCGGGAGACGCGCGAGCGCGCGTCGCAGATGGGGTGGAAACGCTCCATGAAGTTTCGCCTTCGTCCAGGTGGACGGGCACGCGGCCCGAGTGACCGGGACCGGCGAAAATTCGTTGGAGCAGTGGCCTTGGCGGGCTCAGCACAAAGAGAAACCGCTGAAACCCGGTTGGATTTCAGCGGCTTGAGAGGCGAACTTTCTCGAAGAAATTCTTGAGATCAGTCGACGAATTTTCGTCGGGACTGACCCAGCTTGCCTTGCTGGAGATCGTCGGCGTTCGTCACGAAACGGGCGATATACTCGGCCCCGACCGTGGGAAGCGGATCTTCGGGAATTCCGAAGGCGGCACGCAGCGCCTTGGACAGCGCCTGCTTTTGTTTCTGGTGCTTCGAGGTATCGGCGCTCCTGGCATGATGGACAGGCAGCGTGCCACCCTGCATCGCGAAGGCCTTCAGGTAGGTCCAAACCGCTTTCGGTTTGCCGTCCTTGGCGCTTTTCATCCCGAGACCATCTGGCTCGAACCTGCGGGTCTCGCCCCGGAAGCTCACGTTGACGACCTCATCCGCGACGAAGCGGATGCCGATCTCTTCCCACCGCGCGTCAATCGGCAGCGTCCACGCCACGTTCATTGCCGCGCTCGCTGACACGCTTGCGATCTGGGCGCGAAGGTCGGCGAACATGACCGTCGTTGGCTGGACGGGGCGAAACTGCCCATGATCATCCAAGTCGATCATATCGTCGAGGGCAAGGCGCGCGACGCCATTTCGATCCAGAACAGCGGCAAGATGTGCCGGGATCGATGCCATGGTCGGGGTCAGCAGGAGCTTCGGGCCCGGGCTAGAGACGACGTTATCGAACTGCGCTGCATCTTCGCTGGGCAACGGACCGGGCACTGTGAGGAAAACCGGAAAGCCATGACCCGCAGAGATATTGTGAGAACCTATCCGGAAGACCGTCCGTCGGTCGAAACTCGCAGGTCTATCGGACAGGGCGAGCGCATCAGCGATGCTGCGCGCCAACGCAGCGCGGTCAAGAGCAAAGACCATGATGTCGGTCTTGTTCAGATCAAGGTCAGCGCAGGCCTTCGGGCTGTCGCCGCACACGGCACGGATGCTGCCATCCTCGTGGCGAACGATCCGCCTGGGGCATCCCTCACCACCCGGTGACGGGCATGCAGTGCTCGTCGCGAACGTCCCTATCGATCGCACCACAGGAAGATTGCAGCCAGGCTCGTCGATCACGACGCACCCGAATTCATCGCCCAACATAATGGCCCACTCGCGCCTATCGGTGGCACTATCGATCAGCGCATCAAGCGCTTTCCAGAACTTCGAAATCCGCATCTTCATCCGCCCCTGCCGAAATCGCCCAGAATCCACGCGCCTTCAGCCAGGCTTCGATGATCTCCTCATCGGTTTCTCGTTCATATCTAGCAATGTTGGCTGGGCGGATTGTCACCGACCGTTCGCGCTTGCTCCCGTCAAATGCAAACTTGAAGGTGGCATGAGTCATGAAACCACCCTCAAGGCGCTTCGCCCAGTTCTCTCCGAAGCCCTTGAAGAGGTTCTCGGACTTGCGAATTTCTGTCTCTGGGACTTTGCCAGCCCAACGACGACCGAATTCGACAAAGCGAACCCCGGCGAGTCCCTCGATGTCGTCGTGCGCCATTGCAGCGGGTCCAAGTTCGCGCAACGGATCGAGCGTGTAGCGCTCGGATAGGTCGAAGTAGTCTTCACTGGCGAACAGGGTGGCCCCGAACGTCTTGAGGTAGAGTTCCCGCTCGCCTTTCGTCCCCGCGTTCACACCGATCTCGTCGGTCGCGCTGTCATAGATCAAGACATCATGTTGCTGCGGACGATAGAACGCGATCCCGCTTTCACCGTCCTCCTGATGCTTGCCCTCCCGCCGCATCGGCATGCCGTGCCGCACCAGAATCCAGATCTTCTCGCCCCGCGGAAAGACAAAGATCCGGCAATTTCGCCCACGGCGCTTCGCCTCAAACCAATTGTCCATCCGGTCCTGCATGGTCTTGGCATCGGCGTCCGAGATTGTCGGGAGTTCGGCTGCCTTCTTCTGGGAGCGAGAACCGGCGAAATACATGAAGTTGGAGCGCTGAAACGCCACGGTTTCGGCGTGCTGGCGTTGCAGGAGCATGGGCTGTGCAAGCCAGATTTGAACGGAGACATCCGCTACCGAGACCTCGTGGTCCTTGTCGATTTCAATGCCGGCCGCCGTGGCTCGGTCAAGCAGTTCGTCCATCGCCTCGTGGGACGCGGTTTCGTGCACATAGTACAGTGCATTGACCATCTCATCGGGTACGGACGCATCCGGGTTCATCAGGACCTTTGCAATATCCTCCAGCGGCATTTCATCAGTCGACCATTGGGCGACATCGAGGCCGCGCAATTCAAAGTACTCCTGCCATGGTTCAAGAAATGCCTTCAGTCTTGCAGGGGCGATCTGCTTGAGGCGATCCGGGTTACTGAAGATTCTCGGGTTGAACGCTGGCATCTGCCTTACTGCTCCTGATTACGCCGTCGACTCAGGAGATTAGGAAGGAACATCGCTCGCCACAAGATTGTGTTCGTGAAAAGTTCCATGCGCGCCATCCGACAGTCCAGCATGCCCGCCGGTAGGTGATGAGAGCATCTGGAGCTTTCCCATGACCATCATGCATCGCGCGCGCCGCGCCGACACGCAATCACGCCTGACGGCAGTCCCGACATGCGGGGTCGGCGCATGATCGATCCCGACGAACGCGAACAGGCGGCCCTGCGTGCTGCCCTCAGGAACATGGCCGAATTGATGGCCGAGATCGGCTGGACCACGAAGTTCGGCGATCTTGGTGAGGCACAAGCGCTCGCGCTCGCGACCGCTGCCGTCGACGGCTTTCAGGAAGGGATGGCGACCAACGCACCCCGGCCTGATCCGGAGGTGCCGTTCTGATGGACACCCCCATGGACTTCAATCACCGGGAGAAGCCGCCCAGTTTCGCCGACACCGTCAATGCCTGCATCGATGCCGCCCTCGTCGTGGAACAGGCCGAACGCCCAGCCCGCGACTATCTCGGGGGAAGCAGGCTTGGCGATTCCTGCCATCGCAGGTTGCAGTATGAATACCTGAAGTCGCCGAAAGACCCGGGGGCCAGGTTCTCCGGCCAGTCTCTGCGGATCTTCGCGCTTGGGCATGTCCTTGAAGATCTGGCCATCGACTGGCTGCGCCAGGCCGGGTTCGACCTCCGCACGCGCAATCGCCATGGCGATCAGTTCGGCTTTTCGGTCGTGGGCGGACGTGTGCAGGGCCATGCCGACGGGGTGGTCGTCGCCGCGCCGAACGGCATGGCGGTTCCGGCGCTCTGGGAGTGCAAGTCGGCGAATGCCAAGAACTGGCGGGAAATCGCGAAGCACGGCGTCGGGAAGGCCAAGCCGGTCTACGCCGCACAGATCGCGCTCTACCAAGCCTATCTCGGCCTGACCGAGACGCCCGCACTCTTCACCGCGATCAACAAGGACACCTGCGAAATCTGGCACGAACTCGTGCCGTTCGATGCAGCACTCGCCCAGTCGGCCAGCGACAAGGCCGTGACGATCCTGCGCGCCTGCGATGCCGGTGATCTGCTGCCGCGCCATACGGCCGACGCCGACCACTTCGAATGCCGGTTCTGCGCCTGGCGGGAACGGTGCTGGGCATGAATCTGTCGTCCGACACCACCAAGCCTGACGACGTCACGCCCGACGCGGAAATGATCGCGATCTATGCCGATGTCGTCTTCGGATACTGCGACGGATGGGTGCCAGTCCGTGCACTCGCCGAGAAAGGTGCGGGCGATGGACCGCCGCATGTGCCGTTCATCGAAGCCGATGGCACACTTGCCGCGAAACTGACGTTGCAGGCGACATGGGCCAGCGGCGTCGGGATGGCACTGTTCGTGGCGCCGGGTACGGTTGCCGCCCCCGGCGATGCACGGGCAGACAGCATCGTGCAGACGCAGGTGGTGCTCGTCGATCTCGACCATGGTGACATTGGCGCGAAACGCGACCATCTCGTGCAGCATCTCGGATGCCCGACACTCGAAGTCGCGTCCGGGGGTGTCACCGCCGAGGGGCAGCGCAAGCTGCACATCTACTGGCGCTTGACTGAACCTGCCGAAGGCACAGACATCTCCACGGTCTGCCGCGCCCGGCACATGATTGCCGCGAAAGTCGGCGGCGATCCTTCCTTCCGGTCCGCCCACCAGCCGATCCGCGTGGCGGGATCGATCCACGCCAAACAGGGTCGGCGGCGGCTGGTGGAGATCCTGCACCACAACCCCCGCGATCATGACCTCGGCGAACTGCTCGAAGCGATCATCGCCATGCCGCCGCTGGAGGGAGAGACCGGGCTCGACTTCAACACGGCCGCCACCGAGCGCGGCAGCGTGACTGAACTTTTCGGCCGACAGGTCCGCGAAGGCGGCGTTGACGGCACCACCCGGTTCGACGCGCTGTCGCGCGTGATCGGTTACTGGATCCGGCGTTCGCGCGAAGGCCACGTGCCCCGCGACAAGGCCTGGGAAGAGATCGTCGCCTACAACGCCGCCCGCATCGATCCTCCCTGGCCCGAGGACCGTCTACGCGAAGAGGCCGAACGCCTCTGGAAGCGCGACCTCGCCCGAAACGGCGAAATCGATGACGAGGATGATGGATCGGACGGTGCCGGACCCGCTGGTGGGGGCAATGATGGGCCGGTGCCGGTGCGCTTCACCGAGGATGCACTCGCCGCGGCTTTCGCCGTCCGTCACGCTGAAACATGGCGATATGTCGCTGGCTGGGGACAATGGCTGACGTGGTCGGGCAAGCTGTGGCGGCGCGAGGAGACGCTGCAGGCTTTCGATTTGGCCCGTATGATCTGCCGCGAGGCGGCGGCGCGCGCGGGCTCGGCGAGACTGAAGGCGAAGCTTTCCAGCGCCGCGACAGTCTCCGCCGTTGAACGGCTGGCCCGGTCCGACCGACGCCATGCCACCACGACCGAGCCATGGGACCGCGATCCCTGGCTCTTGAACACGCCAGGTGGTGTGATCGACCTGCGCAGCGGCGCGTCGATGTTGCACGACCCCGGCCTCTACATGACGCGCATTGCCGGGGCATCCGTCGCCGACGCCTGTCCGGTCTGGCTCGGGTTTCTCGAAACGGTCACGGGCGGGGACGGCGAGCTGCAATCCTACCTGCAACGGATGGCGGGCTACTGCCTGACCGGCGTCACGACCGAGCACGCGCTGTTCTTTCTCTACGGCACCGGCGCGAACGGCAAATCCGTCTTTGCCAACACCTTGACCGCCATCCTCGGTGACTACGCCACCGTCGCGCCGATGGACATGTTCATGGCCACGCAGGGTGATCGCCACCCCACCGACATGGCTGGGCTGCGCGGGGCCCGCATCGTCACGTCCATCGAGACCGAACAGGGCAGTCGCTGGGCAGAGAGCAAGCTGAAGGCGCTGACCGGGGGTGACAAGATCACCGCCCGCTTCATGCGGCAGGACTTTTTCGAGTTCATCCCGCAGTTCAAGCTGCTGATCGTCGGCAACCACAAGCCCTCCATCCGCAATGTCGACGAGGCGATGAAGCGTCGCCTGCACATGGTGCCGTTCACCATCACCATCCCGCCCGCGCGGCGCGACAAGCATCTGGCGGACAGGCTCCTAGCCGAACGCGACGGGATCCTCGCATGGGCGCTCGAGGGCTGCATCGAATGGCAGCGGACCGGGCTGCGCCCGCCGCCCGCCGTCATGGCCGCGACCGAGGATTATTTCGAGGCCGAAGACGCCATCGGTCGCTGGATCGAGGAGCGATGCGCCGTTGGGGCGCACCTGAGCGCCAGCACCACCGCGATGTTCGCGGACTGGAAGGCGTGGGCTGACGCGAACGGCGAGTTCGCGGGCTCGGTCAAGCGCTTCTCGGAGGCCCTGATCGTGCGGGGTTTCGAGCGTCACAACACCCGCGCCGCGAAGGGATTCCGTGGGATCGCCCTCAATGACAGCAACTCTGACCTTTTCTCGGGAGAATAGGAAAATGCCAATGAACTCAGAGAGTGTGACGGATGTGACGGATCATAATTATAAGACCGTTACGCGCGCGCCTGTGCGCACCTATGGAGCGGATAAGGAACGATCCGTCACATCCGTCACACCCGTCACCAACCCACCGGTTGTCTTGCCGGAGCGTGGCGGCCTCCTTCGCTGCGTCCTCGCCCTCGACCTCGGCACCAGCATGGGCTGGGCGCTGCGGCTCGGAACCGACACACACAGCGGCACCGTGTCGTTCCGGCCGAGCCGCTATGACGGCGGTGGCATGCGCTACCTACGGTTCCGCAGCTGGCTCGATCAGCTGGCGGTGGAGCGCGCGCTGCCTGAGGCCGTTTACTTCGAGGAAGTGCGCCGGCACGCCGCAACCGATGCCGCCCACATCTATGGCGGCTTCCTCGCCAGCCTCACCGCCTGGTGCGAGGAGCGCGGGCTCGCCTACCAAGGCGTGCCGGTGGGCACCATCAAGCGGCACGTTACCGGCAAGGGCAACGCCGACAAGGCCGCCATGATCGCTGCCGTGCGCGACCGTGGCTTCAAGCCTACCGACGACAACGAGGCCGACGCCATCGCCATCCTCCTCTGGGCCCTCGAGACCAAGGGAGGCGTGCTGTGATGGATGCGGAAGCAATGCTCACCGAAGCGGCCCGCATCGTTGCCGAACGGCGTGTGGCTTATGGCGACCCGGCTGCGTCCATGGCGGCGATCGCCGCACGCTGGTCGGTCACACTCGGCACGCCCGTCACCCCCGCAACCGTCGCCCTCTGCCTGATCGATCTGAAGCTCGCGCGCCTCGCGCACGATCCGGCCCACGCCGACTCCATCACCGACATCGCCGGCTATGCGGCCGTGCTCCGTGAAGTCGTCACCCAACAGCTGCGGAAAGGAGTTTGAACCATGGTTCGTGGACGCAAACGCAAACCCGGAAAACGCTACCCATGCGGCAAACGCATGCGCGAGGAGACCGAGCGCGAGGCCATGTCGACCGTGCTCGAGGCCCGCAAGCGGCACTACGGCGTGTCGATCCAGCAGGCACGCGACGAACGGCTTGGTTCGGCACTGGGACGGCTCGCCTTTCGCGGGCTCATCAGCGACCTGCAGTACCAGGCCGGCCTCGCCTTCGCCGAGCTCTACCAGCAGCACAACGTGACCGTCGGATTGCCGATGCCAAGCCCGCGCTCGGTCGCGGGCCTCCTGGCCAACGAGGGCATCTTCGGTTCGAGCCCGAGCGAGCCGGTACTCGAGGTGATCGATAAGGTAAAGCGGCGCTTCGGCGAAGCGACCGCGGCACTCGACGCATCTGACCGCGAGCACCGAATGTCGTCGGGCCGGCGGCCGACATTTCTCGTCTATCGCGTGATCTGCACGGATGAGGATACGCTTCACTGGGACGAGGAGGACATCGGCAATTTGCGTGTGGCGCTCAACGCCCTGGTGCGTGTGTTCCGCATCAGGTGAGACTTATCCACACGACACGAGCACGCAGCGTTTTGTGTTAACTCTCAGTACTACGCCGGGCTTATCATGCTGAGTTTATTGATACAAATCCCTTGACGCTAAGATTCGGCGCAGCTAAAAGTGTTGTTATTCAAACCTCATAAATTCGCCCGGAGATCACCACTCCGGGCCCTCTTCTTCTCCGGGAGGTGTCGAGAACGCGTATTGTCTTTCTCGATGCCGACGACGTGCGCATCCGCTTCGAGGCTGCCTGCAGCCGCCTTGGTGAGGGCGATGCCCGCCGTGCCTTCTCGATGGCCCTCAACAAGGAAGGCCGCAAGTCCTTCACGACGATGCGCCGGGCGCTGAGCCAGCAGTCCTCGATCCCCCGCGGTGCGGTGAATGCAGCGATGCGCTTCAAGGGCGCGACGCCTACCACGCTCTCGACCACGACCTCCGGCTCCGGCCGGCACCTGCCGCTGTCCAGCTTCGGTGCCAAGCAGTTCTCCTACGGCGTGCGTGCCAGGATCTGGGGACGTGCGCAGACCTTCCGCTCGGCCTTCATCGTCAACCGCTTCGGCAGCGGCGCATTCAAGCGTAAGGGCAGTGCCCGCTTCCCGATCGAGCAGCTCTGGGGTCCAGCGGTCCCCGTCGAAATGCTGCGCGACGAAGCGCACGCCGCTTGGACCGACCAGCACCCCCGCGTGCTGCGTGAATCCGAGCGTCTCATCGGACTGCTGCTGGCAGGAGCGCAGATTGGCGCAAGCCCGCGCAAGCGCAAAGCAGCGTAGGGGGGCGGGGCTAGGAGCCCCACAGCGCACTTCTGAGTAGCGCTGCCGCCGCCGCCCGATATTCGCGTGTTTTTTCTGGTTTCGTTTTTCCGTTTTGTTTTGATTTGGTGGGGCCTAA